CAACCCACACACTAATGATGCTGGATTTATTCGCCCAAATACTGAGGGAACAAAGATACGAGCAATCATAAGTAAAACACCCCAGGGAGAATCAATGCCTATTAACCGTCAAGTACATGTGCGCCGTAAAGTTAACGGTCAACAATTTGGTGAGATTGAGTGATTTATGAACGATGCTTGGGCGATCATCATTGCGGCTGCTATACCCGTAGTCGGAACTGGAGTCGGTTTTCTTATCAGGGAATTCAAAAACTTCAGAATAGAAAATCGCCAAGATCACGCAAACGTAATGGTTGAACTTCGTAAGGTTCGTAATGGTATTGACGCAGTGGCTGGTCGTTTAAACACCCACATTGACTGGCATATGGATAAGGAAAAGAAATGAAACAGTTTCAAAACATCATGCTTCGGATTATGGCAACATTTGCCGCATCAGGATTAGGCGTTATTGGCGCAGGAGCAATCGCTGGAGTGCCTTTGTGGAAAGCCTGCTTCATGGCGGGAATTGCTGGAGTTGCATTTGTAGTAGAAGGTTTGTCAAGGGCATTTCTTGACGATGGTAAACTTAGTCTTGAAGAAATCAACGCCGTGTTCAACAAAGTTGACGGTAAGGATGGAGATAAAAAATGAGTAAGAAAGTTGCTTGGGACTACATTGTTCCCGTAGTATTGCCAAAAGACCTTAAGGGAGTAACTCCTGGAAAGTTACCAGCAAACCTCCTTGTCCCTGCCGTAGGTGGCGGTAAATTGCACCACATTGCAGCAAAAGCATGGGCTGCAATGGTCGCTGCTGCAAAGGCTGAAGGGATTGAACTCAAGCCGACTTCCGCAGGTGACACATATCGTGACTACGAAACCCAGAAAAAAGGCTTCCTTACTCGCTACCAACTTGAACCAATTCCAGGTCAAAGCACCAAAACATTTGAAGGCAAGACTTGGTATCTAAAAAAGGGTATGGCGATGTTGGCTACACCGGGTAAGAGCCAGCATAACCTCGGCATCGCCGTTGACGTTCATTCAGCATCAGAACCAAAACGCCTTAATTGGTTGATTGCCAATGTGAAGAAATTTGGTTTCTCATGGGAAGTCGTTCCCTCTGAGCCTTGGCACTTGCGCTACGTATGTGGTGACAATATGCCAGAGGCTGTCGCTTCCTTTCAGGGGTAGTTGACACACCTACTTAGGTAGGATACGCTACACAACCTAAACCAAAAGGGTGGTAGCATGAAAGTACATGACATTGATCGTATTATCTATTACCTCGGAAAGGTCTTTGTTGGGCCTACCGATGCCGAAGAGTTGTTTAGGGTAATAGACGTGCTTCAAAAAGAACGGCAAAAGTTGGAGAAGAAGCATGTCAAAAAATAGTCTTTTAAATGAACTTAAAGCAGGTTCTCCCCCATTAAAACAATGTGGGGTTGAGAAGATTCGTAGCGGTATGACCGAAGAAGAACGAGCAGCACTTGATGACGCATTTGAAAAAATACGTGTTAAGAATGCATCACCACGTTCAATTCAAACTAGTGGTTATACATATAAATGGTTAACTGACTTGCTTAAAAAACATGGGCATGACATAACATTCCGAATGGTCGAAAAACATAGTAGAAAGATGTGTGGTTGCGATGTCCATTAAAGAAGAACTAGTTGCAGGACCTCAGAGTCCTAAAGAAGTACTCGGTAAATTAGCAGATTTATTTGCTCGTCAAGGAATTGATGTAGACGAAATTGGTCAAATTCAACGAGTATCTTTGTATCAATCGCTTACCAAAAACGAAGATGGTGAAGCGGAAATCCACGATCTTGCTGGTGTGCAGTTTAAGTTCTCACCTAAATGGGAATCGGGTCCTGAATGGCCTGTTGTACAACAAGGGCCTGCTATTAAGTTACCAACACCAAAGGTAACTAAGAAGAAATCAACAGGCTTTAAAACTTGTGTAGTTCCACCAGACATTCAGATTGGGTATTACCGTAATCGTGAGGGTTTGCTAGAAGCAACGCATGATGAAAAGGCTCTTGATATCTGCATCAAACTTGTAGAAGATTTACAGCCTGAAGTTGTTGCACTTGTCGGTGACAACCTTGACCTACCTGAGATGGGCAAGTACGTGACATACCCTGCGTATGCACAAACAACACAAGCGTCAATTGATCGTGCAACTTTGTTCTGCGCTCAACTTCGTGCTGCTGCTCCAAACGCAAAGATTATTTGGCTTGCAGGAAACCACGAAGAACGTATGCCTAAATACCTTGTACAAAATGCAGGTGCTGCTTATGGTCTTCGTAAGGGGAATACCCCAGACTCATGGCCTGTTCTTTCAGTTCCGTACCTTTGTCGCATGGATGAATTTGGTATTGAGTACCGACCTGGTTATCCAGCATCGGATTATTGGGTCAATGAAAAACTTCGAATCATCCACGGTGATCGTGTTAAGTCATCAGGATCAACAGCACACGTATATCTCAACCAAGAAAAGACGAGCGTTATCTATGGGCATATTCATCGCATTGAAACGGCTTTTAAAACACGTGAAGATTTCGATGGTCCACGCACTATTATGGCTGCTTCTCCTGGTTGCCTTGCTCGTATTGACGGAGCCATTCCTTCAACTCGTGGTGGTGTGGATCTTGATGGTCGCCCATTAACTCGTTACGAAAATTGGCAACAAGGGATCGGGGTTGTTACTTACGAAGATGACGGAAATCACAGGTTTACATATGACGTTATTCCCATTTACAACGGTTGGGCGTTGTATCATGGGAAGGAATTCATCGCTGAGTAACCATGACTACTATTGTCGCTGTCCAAGGTGATGGGTTCGCAGTCGTATGCGTAGACTCTCGCATCTCATCTATTGATGGGGGCATTGCCACGCAAATAGGAACTCTTCGTGAAGGATCAAGCAAGGTATCAACTAATGGAAAATATTTACTCGGTGCTGCTGGAGATGTACGGGCCATCAACATTCTCCATCATGTGTTCCAACCGCCAACACCACCGCCAAACCTTAAAGGGAAGAAACTTGACCAGTTCTTTACGGCGAAGTTTATACCAGCACTCCGTGAATGCTTTGACGCACAAGGGTACTCAATCCCCGACCTCAACGAAAACAAACAACACATCGCAGAGCAAGGATCTCTAATCCTTGTAGCCGTTAACGGCACAATCTACATTGTTGACGGTGATTACGCTTGGGCTTCTGAAGCCAGTGGGCTGTATGTAATTGGTTCTGGTGGAGAGTACGCATTAGGGGCTATGCATATACTTACCCACAATAAAAAACAAACTGTGCAACAGGCTAAAAACCATGCGCTGAAGGCTCTTGCCGTTAGTGCTAAGTTTGACCCCCATACGGGTCCTCCGTATCACACGTACATTCAGGAGTACGAACAAAGCAAAACCCGTAAGCCTGTATAATCGGGTATCCCCTATTAAGGAGTTAACATGAATCAAGCAAAAGTAGAAACAGCAGATGCAGCAATTAAGGGCGTTATTTTGGGCGCACTTACTTACGCAGGAGCAAAGTTGGACTTGACCCCAGAAATGATTGCGGTAGCACTGCCTGTGGCAGCAGCAATTGTCTCGGTTATTGCAACCAAAATTGGCCCTAAGAACACTGCACTTCTTCTAAGTGTGGCAACTAAGGCACTTGAAGCAGCACCTGTTGCTAAGAAGGCCCCAGCCAAAAAAGCCGCATCAGCAAAAAAGAAGTAATATCTTATTATTCTTCTTTTCAGAAAAGGTGTAACAAATGCCTGTTGATTTTTGGTCCCCGTCTTATAGGGCGGCATCTAGTGACTTAACCGTAGCGATTAGTCCACTTGGATTGGTTGAACTTGCAGACGAAGAGTTTGAAGTTCATGGACCAAGACTCAACAGGTATTCTGCTGCCTGGGCTTGGTATCTAGGACACCATTGGTCACACCGCCGTGAAGTGGGTGACAACAACATTACGTTGAATTACGTAAAAACCATGTCGGACTTTATTACCAACTTTTGTTTTGGTAAAGGAATTCAGTTCAAAGTACCTGAGCAAAACGAAGCCATCATTCCACGTTTGCTTCATGAAGTTTGGGATAACCATAACAACAAGCATTATTTGCTTTGGGAAATGGGGCAACTTGCCTCAGTAACTGGTGACGTGTTTGTAAAAGTTGCTTATGACGAACCGTACCAAGATGCTATTGGAATGATGCATGAAGGCCGTGTTCGCATCCTTCCTTTAAACCCAGCGCATTGTTTCCCCGAATACCACCCTCACGACCGTGAGAGGTTGTTGCGTTTTAAACTTAAGTATCGCTTCTGGGGAACATCGCCAGAAGGTACTCGTCAGGTGTACACCTTTACTGAGATCCTTACCGATAGCACAGTACAACAATTTATTAATGATGAACTAATTGATGAATATGCAAACCCATTGGGACAAGTTCCTGTTGTCCATATTCCGAACATTACAATAACTTCATCACCGTGGGGTCAGTCAGACATCTGGGACATTATCCAGTTGAACCGTGAACTTAATGAGAAGATGACTGAAATTTCAGACATCATTAACTACCACGCTGCCCCAGTAACAATCATCACTGGTGCTAAGGCTTCACAACTAGAACGTGGACCTAAGAAGGTGTGGGCTGGTCTTCCTAAAGAAGCACAAGTATTTAACCTTGAATCACGTGGTGAAATGTCTGGTGCTTTGGAATACGTGCAAATGATTAAACGTGCCATGCATGAAATCACAGGTGTTCCCGAAACTGCCCTTGGACAATTCCAACCAGTGTCTAATACTTCTGGTGTTGCTTTGGCTATTCAATACCAGCCTTTGATGAACCGCTACCAAATGAAGCGTATTCACTTTACTAAGGGTCTTGAAAAACTTAACGAGATCATTATTAAAACTGTTGCTATTTTTATCCCTGAACTCTTGACGTATGACCCTTCACAATCGGCGCAACCAGAGCCAGAGATGCTCACGCAGTTGGACCCAAATGATCCAAACACGTATAAGACAACGATCCACTGGCCTGAACCATTGCCTGTAGATGCTCTAATCAAACTCAATGAAGTTCAATCCAAAATGGCTCTTGGCATTGAGTCCAAGCGTGGTGCGTTGAAACTATTGGGTGAAGAATTCCCGAACGAAAAGATGATTGAAATCTTTGAAGAACTCAGAGATGACGCTATTGACCAAGGAGCGCTCGACATGCTTCGTGCTCAGATTGGTCAGGCGGTAATGATGGCTACAGGATTACTACCAACTGGAGGCGGCTTAGAGCAGACTTCTGCTGGTGGTGATAATGTAACTAGTGCAGGAAACCCTCAAGGGGGTGGAGTGCTTCCAGGAACTGCTGTACCACCAGTAGAAATGGAATTGATGAACCAAATGACTAGCAGGGCATATGGTGCGAGGTTCGCCCAACGCCGTATCCCTGATGAAGACTAATAACACGTATAAATAATTCAAGTCAATATTTGCTAAACAACACTTATAGGAGAAAATCATGGCAAAAGGTAATGACGAAGTTGTCATCCCTGTAGAGGCTACAGAAGCCTTTCATGCGGAGGCAAACACAGTAGCCCCTAAAAGCGGGAAAGTATTCACGGAGGATGAAGTAGAAAACATCCGAAAGCAAGAGAAAGATAAACTCTACAAGCGTCTTGAAGAGGCAGAAAACCGCTACAAGGGCATGGAAGAACAGATCTCAACACTTGCTACTGAACGTGAAAAGGCAATTAAAGAAGCAACTGAAATTGCCCGTAAAGAAGAAGAAATTCGCCGCCAGCGTGAGTTTGATGAGTTGAGTGCAAAAGAACTTCTCAAGCGAACCGAGGATGAATTTAATGTCAAGATTAAGAATGTGGATGCTGAATGGCAGAGTCGCTTTGCTCAGATTGAAGCAGAACGCTCGGCACAACAAGCATTGTTAGATAAAGAACGGCAATTGCGTGAGGTTGAAACCTACCGCCAGCGCCGTGTACACGAGTCTCAAGACGAAATCATTCCAGAACTGATTGATTTGGTCGCAGGCAACACCCCAGAAGAGATTGAAGCATCAGTGGAAATCCTTCGTCAGCGGAGTGCTGCTATTATTGAGAGTATCCAACAAGCGACTCAACCAAGTCGTGTTAGGGGTGCGGCGGTAACGTCACCATCCGTTGGGCCAATGGAAACTCAAACGGAGTATCAAACATTGAATGCGGAAGATATCCGAAACATGACAATGGATCAGTATGTTAAAATGCGAGACAGGCT